GGACCCCCACCTTGGCCTTTCAGACGTTACATTAGTCAAGGTAGTACTAACATAGTGTACCCTGGTCCGGGGACCCCTGGGTGAGGATTCAGCAATGATGACCTCCAACGGAGAATGACTCCTCCGGCCCAAGTTGGACTAAGACCTTTCTGAGATTGGAAGGGGAGCATTCGTCTCGAATCTCTGCTTTTGATGGCAAAGATGATTGGAAGGCTAACACCCTAACCCAACCCTGAGGTACGTTGACGGACGGCTCGTGTCACAACAGAATGTAGTCGAATTTATAAAAGTTCGAAACACGATGCTGCGCACACCCATAGGGAGAGTGTGATTGAAGATCAAGGAATTGGTCCCACTCGCATCCTTCCTAGTGAGCGTAACAAGCGCACGTACATTGAGAGCACCCATTATCGCTTTAGCGCAACGGATGGAGCGTCTTTGAAAGGGATCTGGATCGACCATGTCGGTCCAGTACCTCAAGAAGGCAACTCTAGCCGTATACGCTTGGCGAGTAGGGAAACAGATCCCCCGATTTACACCGGGTGAACCTGTAGTCTCTCTCGATAAGTCAGGGTTACCGCGGATCTTACCGTTCTGGTTGAGAAGGCAAATGCCAACTCGCCCATTTGCGGTTAAGATCGCGTTAACCTTGCTGTCACTGTACCGAGTGATTAAGGCGCCTCCTAAACTGAAACTGTCTACTATCATTGACCCATACGCAGGAGTAATTCCTGTGTCAAGTCTCCGACAGGAGGTAGCTTCAGCTATGGATGGTTTATTCCCTCATTCTGCTGCATCGTTCGAGTTTAACTTCTCGTGGCGGTTCGCCTCCTCAGCAGGTCCTAATGGAAGGCATGCAACTTGATCCGCCCCTTGGGACGCTTTAGCGTTCTTTTGGGAGCCGAGGGCTTTTGAGGCTTTCGCTTCATTAGCTCCTTGGTGGATCTCGATGTATGTTCTTCTGTTAGGCTTTCTGGTGGGGCTTACCCCGGCCGCAATGCGGCGGTGAATCGGTGGGAGAAAGCCGATAGTCCTGGGTCGCCTCTCGGAAAAGGAAGAAGCGGCTGGTAAAGTCCGCGTCTTCGCAATTACCGATTGGTGAACCCAAGGGGTTCTAGCTAAGTTGCACGATCATCTTTTTGGGATCCTGAAAGGGATTCCTCAGGATGGCACGTTCAACCAAACTAGGCCCCTCCGTGCACTCCTGGAAAGGGTGCGTTTGGGGCTACCAACTTACTCTTACGATCTTTCCGCGGCCACTGACCGGTTGCCAGTTTCGCTTCAGGTAATGGTTTTGGAGTATATCCTTAAGGATCCCTCCTTAGCCACTGCCTGGGCGGAGTTGTTAGTCGGACGAGCTTGGCATCATAAGGTTGAGGGCCCGCTGTATTATGCAGTAGGCCAACCGATGGGTGCCTTATCCTCGTGGGCAATGCTAGCTCTGACACACCATGTGTTGGTGCACATTGCTGCTTCTAGGATAGGGATGCAGATTGGGGCGTTCCGTGATTATGCAATACTTGGTGACGACATTGTCATCGCCAATGAGCACGTTGCGGCCGCGTACCTAAATCTTATGTCCCAGCTCGGTGTGGAAATATCATTGGCCAAATCACTCATCTCAGAGGGAGGAGTCATAGAGTTTGCGAAGAGATTGGTTTCTCCAGCTTACGACTATACCCCTCTCGGTGCCGGAGTACTGTTAGGCGCTCGGAGAAATCCGAACGTTTTACCAGCCCTGGCTTCTGATTTGTCTGATAAAGCCTTTGGTGTTTCACCACAGCATTGGTTGGGATCGTTTGGCGACATTGTCTCTCATTACCCGAAGGGTAAGAGGGGCCTTGCCGCCAAAGCGATAATCGCCGCATTGGGTCCCGCGGGAGGGTTATCCGCTAGCTTACCATCTTGGATCTCGTTAGAGAATCAGGATTGGGCGCTAGGGTGATGCCCCCCTGCAGTAGTCAACGCTCTACAATGAGTGATTTCATCATTCATCTGGAGAGAGATGACGTCTGCAACCAGGTCTATCACAACTCGTTACGACGAGTTATGGAAGGCCTGGTGGGGTACGGCGAAGGGCCTCCCAAAGGCCCTGACCCTGCTAGCTCCTGGCGTCTGAGTCCTAGGACTCCGACTGAGGTACTTGAAGGACAGCGAGCCGACTGAGTATGATTACTCAGTCGTCGCACAATGCGTGGATTGGGAGAAACCAACCATGGATCAGGTGGCCGAATTGCTTCGGTCCAGCGATCCCGTCTACGGGCCAATGGTGGAAACACCAAAGACTCTTGGACGGGCTGCCGACAAGATTGCCCGCTTGCGCGAGCAAACCTTGAAGGCCGCCAAGTTAGCTTCTGTCGATCCTGGGGTGTCTTACGGGGAAGTGACGATTTACTCGTCACCTCCTGTAATATACCGCCCACAGTGTACGTCGCTTACCCGCTTGCC